TTTTATTAATATCTTCATATAGAACATACTTTTTATATAATCTATTAAGTACCAAAGGCCACTCAAAATCATTTGGAAATTTTAAAGATAATTTTGTGAGTGCTTCAAAGAACTTCTGTAAATCATTAGGTACACCTGATACATACATACTACCACCACCCCAAAATCCGACCTCACTCTGATGCATCGCAATTTCTCCCTATTTAATAAAGTAGTTAGAACTTAAGAAATCGGTTTAATTACGGTTTCTTTACCATCTTCAAAAATCTCCTTCACTATAAATTTGCAGTAGGATCCATCTTGAGAAGGTTCAGTCAAAAAAGGTGGATTCACAATATCTTTGATTTGTTTAAATCGGATCAATTCATAATTGGCATTTCTTTCCAACTGATAGTCCATTTTTACATCACAACTATACATAGTAGTTGACCCAATAACAGAAGTAAGTCTGAAAGTTAACTTCTTATTTGCGGGTACTTTAAACTCAAAAAACTCTTCACCATTTTTTAAACTGATTGTGGGTTTAGGCATATTTAATTTTTTGGGCTCATGCATAGAGCCATACTTTGTTAAATTATTTGAAATCTGCTTAGTTATTAGGTTTTTTGAAATTTTTTCACCCTCATTATTTTGATAAGTAATATAGAACTGCACCATGGGTACATTACTTCTATAAACCCTTAAATTCGCTGTATCACCTGCTATTTCATCTTGATACATATTTGTAGATCTTACGAGATTATTTACCGCAGGAATGGCACATCCCGTAAGTCCTAAAAGTGTTGTAGAAATTACAATTATTTTTTTCATGTCTTAACCATCAATTTTAATGCCAACAGACTTTATCACCTTGAAATTTAAATATTATGAAAATGAACCCTCCTAAAAGGGTTCAAATTATTAAGTACGATTTCTTCTCGCTGTCGTATTCTCAGTCAAAGACCGACTAATGGTTGAGTTTGGATTCCCAATTTGATCACTTACAAGCTTCGGTACCGTTCTTGGAAGCTGCTTATCCAGTTCATCTTTAACAATGATCCGGACTGTTTGCTCATCCAGTTGTTCGGCTTCAACTGTCGCCCCACTCACCTGATTAATCACTTCAATTTTGAAGTTGATTGTTGGTGAAGCTGGCTCAATTGAAGGCATAATCTCAGCTTGAGGTCGAGCAGCTTGACCCATCGTGAAGTCTTGAACATCCTCAAGATTTGATCGATTCTGAACTAAACCATTTGATGAGAAGTAGACCTTGCCATCGTGGAATAGATCAGAACTGGCCGAAGAAGAAGCAATAGGTACGCTTCTATTACCCTTATAAATAATCTGAGTATCTTGAACTGGTTGATTAAAGATATCAGATTGCTTTTGGCTTTCTATAAAGGCATTAGAGCTCATCATTGCACGGCGCATGACACTATCAGCTGAAGCATTGTTATTGAGAAAAGCTTCAGGGTTTGCACTCTTACGCATTTTCTCAACTAAACCAACTCCCCCCCAGCGTTTAATATCTTCTTGGGACCATACAATTTCGCCTTTGTGCACAGCTCCGGCAACTTCATATTTCCCACCTCGACCTGTATAACCACCTTCAGCAAAACCCTGATCTTTGATTGCCCGGATGTTTGCAATGATGCTAGCGCCTTGAGCAACCGCCCCAGCAATCAATGGTAAATTAAGAGGAAAACCAGCTTTTGAAGCTGCTGCAATATTTTGCTGAATCGCAATACCGGCAGCTGCAATCGCATAAGCTTTATCTGCAGCGAACATTATTTTGTAAGCTTTAGATTGCTCTCCAAACATTGAACCAAACATAGATGTAAGAGAACCCATCATTTGGCCACCAAATGCAATTTGAGTGTTCAAACGATCTTGCTGATATTTATCTTCAATATCCTGAGCATTCTTTGCATATTCGGCAGCAATCTGATTACGTTGATCTTGAGCAGCTTGAATGATTGCTGTTTTCTGGTTTTCGTAATCCTGTTGCTTAATGAGTCCTGCTTCCATTTGTGCATTTAGACTATCTAAACCATTTTTTTCATCAAGATCAGTAACAGCAAATTGACTATCTGCTAAATCATTTGCAGCATTTAAACGGCTAAACCGCTCCTGATCCTGTCTGAAGAACTCGCTGGTGCCATTCATATCAGCCTGAATACCACCCCAGTTTTGAACAGCGTTATTCACTTTATCGCGAGTCTCTTTATCCTGATTGGCTTTAGATAATGCGATTAGCTTTTGCCGCTCTTCTATAGAAAGCTTGGTATTCTTAAGAATTTCCTCCCGTTCGAGTCTGTACCTCTCCTGCATGGCTTGAGTTTCGGAAAGCAATGATAAGCGTGCCTGAAATAAACGCTGTTCCTGAGCTAGTTTTAATAACCCTAACTCTTGCTGTTTTTGCTGTTCCAGCAATTCAACAGCTTGCTTCTGCTCAGACTTACTTAATTCAATGTCATGAGCTGCATTGAACTTTTTACGGTTAAAGGAATCTTCTAGTAACTGTTCCTCGGTTTTACGAAACTCCTTGTAGTCTTCCAGCTTGCTTCTAATTGCTTGTTTGGCAATATCCACATCATTATCAGCACGGCGCTGTAATTCTGCCTTAATTTCAGCTGTTCGTTCTGGCGAGAATCCTGCCTTATCAACGTCTTCCAATCTAACTTTCAAATTATTCTGGATCCGCTGTACTTCAGAAGCTACTTCATTTTCAAGAGACCGCTGAGCATCTAATTGACGATCAAGTTGAGACTGAATGTCACCTGCTGCTTTATCACTTCCCTTACTCGCACCACCTTTCACCTTGCTTTGCATCTTTGGAGATTGATGAAGCAACTTAAGAGATACTCCATCCTCAAAGATCACTTCACTGACATAACCACCACCCTTGCTGTCATACCATGTCTTGATATCTTTCACTGCGACATTGGTCGTGATCGGTGTGCCTTCGGGCATCGAAAAATCAATACCCTTATGAAATGAAGAAGCCCCTTTAGTAGGGGCTTGTCTTGGACCATAATTTGAACTGATCTTATACGAAGATAATGGTTTTCCACCTGCTTGTAATCGAGCGAGGTGTTCATTAGAAACTTTCTGGCCCGACATTGAGCCCCCATATCGAACATCAAGATGTGGACCAGTACCAATACCAGATTGACCGGAAATACCAACCAAGCGTTTAGTAAGTTTTGCTTGTTTTTCAATTTCCTGTGTCTGCTTTCTTTTAGCTTCAGTTAATTTATCTTCTCTCTCCTGTTGCGCTTCAATGATCTTGAGATTTCTAAGCGCACTATCAATTTCATCTTTAGACAAAATCGCACTCATTCCTTTTGCTTTTTGCAGTTCTAAAATGGCATTAGCTTGAGCAACAGTGTAACCTTTATCAAGCCAACCTGATTTATAGATTGAATCAATAACGCTATCTTTTTGTTTGGCTTGATAATCTTGCAAAGCCTTAGTTGCCTTTTCTGCTTCAGTAGCAGTATTTCCTAAAGCATCCGCTTGTTTTTGATGCTGAGCTGCAGCATTTTGTGCTTTATTGCCAGCAAGACTTACTTCAACACCGAATAATTTTAGCTTCTCTGCAGACAAACTTGCTTTAGACGAGTTTTCATCATACTGTGCAGCCTGTTTTTTCAGATTCTCATATAGATCTGCAGGTAACTTAATCTTATTTAGACGCTCAATGGCTTCTGTATAACTGATAGTCCCAGTTCTTGCATCTTGGGAAATTTTTTCAACCTCCCTATTTCCTCGTGCATAGTTCTCGATATCAATTAATACTGAACCTATAGTAAAAGATGATTTTTTTAATGCCTCATTTTGTGCATTAAAAGCATTTGTTAAATCATTAACTGCTTTAGTTTTATCATTGCCAGTTAATTTTTTTAAAGCTTCATCTGTTCTCTCTGCAACTTTTGCTTGTTCCTCAAGTCTTTGATTCGCTTTTGCTGCTTTATCCTGAAAATACATATAACCAGTAGCTAAGGCAGAAATACCAATAGTGATAGCACCAATTGGCCCCCCTACTAAACCTAATGCTCGGCTACCCAAAGTAGCCACAGTATTTAACCGGGATTGGGCCAATGAATAAGCTGAGGTAGCAGCCGCGGCCTCTTTAACGGCAATATTATGAGCAATCTCAGCAGCTGTTAGTCTTTGTACAGCTGCTGCGCGGGCATTAGCACTTGTGGCGGCATTATATTCTGCTCTGGCTAAATTAATTTCAGTTAAAGCTAAAGCTGCAGATTGCCTAGCACGCATTGCCTCTACACCAAGCAATTGAACCTGAGACTGAGCTTCAGCAAGATTGGCTGCTCTTTGTTGAGCTGAAGCGGCAATACTTGCTTGAATAGCAATAGTTTTTGTTGCAATTGCTTTCGTGATTAAACCAACTCCAGAAATGATTGCGCCATTAATAATTAAATTGAGATTATTACCAAGAATTTGAATCCCTTCCGCCAATGTTTGAGCTGCTCCAGAGCCCTTCCCAGCCTCCCCTACAAATTTAGTGATTTCGTTATTTAAAAGTGTGAGTGATTGTCCAATTGTTATATCGGTTTTAGCAAAAAGCGCATCAACATCAGATTCTACATTTCTAAGTGCTTTCACGATTTCCTGTGAAGTGATTTTTCCTTCAGCTGCTACTGAACGTAATTCACCTACAGTAATACCCATACCTTTAGCAATAGCCTTTGCTAGAGCTGGTGTTTGTTCCATAACTGAGTTGAGTTCTTCACCACGTAATGTACCGCTTGCCAAAGCCTGCCCGAATTGAACTAAAGCTGCATCAGCCGCTTCTGCGTTTGCTCCACTAATGGCCACGGCTTTAGATACCGTTTCAGTTAAACGAGCAGTATCATCCATAGTCAGGTTTAACGTCTTAGCATTATCACTAAAACGCTGGTAAACCTGTAACACAGAATCCCAAGCTGAATAGGTTTTTTGAGCAATTCGGAAAGTGTCTTCCGTAGCCTTGTTTAACTCAGCTTGATTGTTAGTGACTAACTTAAGGCGATTTTGTAATCCAGTATATGTATCCATCTTTGAAATGGCTGAACCTACTGTTAATAAACCAGCCATGTGTCCAGCTAAAGCTCTGGTGGCTACAGATAAGCTATCCATAGACTTAGATGCAAATTCACCTTTACGCTCAATGCTAATGAGCTCATTGCCTAGATTACGCGCATTACGTTCAGCATTTTGCGAATCAATAACAATGACCAAACGGGATTCTTGTGCCATCTTACTTTCCTCTAGGCAATAAAAAACCCACTCAAATGAGTGGGCTCTGTTTAATTTAAAAATAATTACTAAGGTGGGAAGTTAAACCAGTGCGGCCGTGCTAGAAATCTTTGTCCATTAGACATGGCTATCACCGAACAGTCTGCATCGATCAACGGCTCATTTTATAGGTTCCTGAAATCCAACAATGGAGCAATCTTTACCAAGTAATACTCGAAATCATTAAACCTCAAGAAAAAGCACCCTAGGGTGCTTTTTACCAATTCACTAATCAATCAACTTTACACATTTAGCAACAACATCCTGTGCGTATAGACCCTTATCTTTGAAATTACTGTTATACGCACGATCAATATCTCTTAAGCCTTCTTCAATTTCTGCTTTTGATGCATTTTTGTCTGCTAGTATTTCATTCCTTAAGCTTTCCTTGGAAACCCCTTTAAGCCTTGCATCCATTATAAGAGACTGATTGTATGCATCCTTTACACACTCATTGCGCTCTTTTAAAGATAATTTATTTGGAGTGCAGTGTGCTTCCCAAATTATTGCAAATGTCTCTGGTTCAACACCTTCTGAATCCTCCATTAAGACTCCACCATCAATAGAGACATATCTCTTAAAACCAACATAACCACCGTAACTATTCTTAGAATTTACCTCTCCGCAATATCCTTTTATATTTTGGAACTGGGCTGAATCAGGATCTTTTAAGGTGCTTAAGACAGCTTCTTTTGACTCTTTTTCCACCTTTGAGCAACCATTTATCCCTACCAAACCAAGAACTAAGCTTAAAAAAATAATCTTTTTCATGAAATTACCCCTACATTTACGGGTAATTTATCAAACTGGTTAATTAATGTCACATCAAGCAAAACCACCCGAAGGTGGTTATATGGGTTATTTGTCATTTTTATTTCTAAAAGTATTTACCTTATCTGAAAAGATATAATGTGAAACATCTCGTATAGGAAATGGAGAACCATTAACAAGTAGAGGATAGAATTGTGCTTTCTTTCGAAACTCTTCCAATACATAACTATCTAGCTCAGGCACTCCGCTACTTTTCTGAATTTTTGCTACAGTTAAATTTCCATTTTTATCAGCTTCAGAATAGATCGTAATTTTTCGTTCCTGACCTTTAAGATATCTTTTATTAACAATAATTTCAGGAAAGTTTTTAAATTTAGGTTTTCTAGAAAGTTTCAAGTCCATTGG